ACTAGTGAATCCATCTATGCAAGAGTCTCCGTGATATACTGTTAATGTTTTCATAGTAATCCTCTTTCTGCTTGTGTAAGTAAATTCCAATCTATAAGACCTGCTGTACCTTTTGCTAATACTTTCTTAATAGGTAAGTATCCACCCTCCACAGGTTGTATCTTATCAGCCTGTAATAGATTATTTATTATATCTATTAACTGATTCCTATTATCTAAATCCTGATGTGCTACTTTCCATAAGCCTTGTAAGGTTATAGGTAAAGTTGTTCCATCTAAAGCTAGCATCAGTTTATGTGTAATATCTGAGTTCCTAGCTTTACCAAACTCTCCTAATGCTTTCGGCATAAGCTGCTCAGTAAAAGATAACAGGGTATTAGCATAGATTATATCTATTGGTTCTATTACTGTAGATACCCTAGAAGCTACCAGTACTATTGTAAGTTTAATAAGATGTGTAAGCCTTCTATTAGCATAGTGCTCAAACCTGAGATCCTCTATGCCTTCCCATGTATGATAAATTGTTTCCATCAATTTTCTAGCATCTGGTGTTAGTGTAACTTCTCCTACTACTTCTCCCTTTATCTTATGTAACCAGTCTACTAATTTCTTCTGCGCTACTAGATTAGGCTTAGGAGGAAAAGTATGTTTAACACCTGAAGGCTCACCATACACAAGAATGAGCCTACTAAAGAAACCCTGCCCAAGCGTGTCAGTTGGAAATGCTTGAGAGAACCCAGTAGGAGTATTCCCGCCAAGTATACTAATAGTAGGGTTAGGAATATATACAGACTTACTATTCTTAAGTCGATAGTCATAGATTCCATCATAGTCCCAAAGTTCTCCTAGTATAGATATGAAGTCAGTATTACCTATACCAATAAAATTATTAAACTCATCCGCTGCTACAAATGTTTCACATGGAGGACAGTCATTATAGCGTGTAGTACTTACTAAGTGGTTATCATCTCTACCACCTTCATCACCAAAGAGATTAGCCTCCATTAAATCTAACCCTTCAGCATCAGTTCCTAGAAACCTGTCAGCTTGCTCAGCTAGATCTAGTAAGAACTTCTCTTGTCTGGTTTTCTTAGCAGCGAACGTAGTATAACCTGCTTTCGATAGTAACCTAGCACCTATCTTAATCGCGCTAGATTTCTTAGTACCCGGCGAACCTATCAGCATAATATATAGATTAGGATGTATAGTGAAATGTCCATGCTGGAAGTATAAGCTCCTACCAAGATACGCACTAAGGCAAGTAATAGCAGTCCAGCGGTGAAAGAAAGTAGGACACTCTGTCTCTGCTGTATAGTCTAAGTACAGGCTTATGAAATCTGGTTCGCGAGGTATAGCCTTAGGTACTAATTCCAGTGGGCTATCTAAGAAATCAGTCATTCCTTAAGCTCAGACCAGTACTTCACGCCCATGTTTAAGTCTACTGGTACTATAAAGGTATGCTCTATGTTATCATACCCAGTAACAGTTACTGGTTGCTCCATGATAGTTTTAACTAAGCCACATAAATGCTCACTACCTATACGATATTGAAACAAGATACTATCATGTATCTGAGCTATTAACTTAAAGTTTTTGCTATCTTTAGAATTCAAGCAAATTATCCTAAACACTTGTAAGTATGCTTTATTAAGAGTCTGTGCATTAAGACACTGTGGCTTGTGTGCAATATAAGAGTTAAGCACTGGCTTAGACTTAGCAGGATTACCGAAGCATCTTCTCTGCCAGCCACCACTCTCTAACATACCAGTAAGCTGCACTTCCTCTATGACACCGGGATACATTACACCTCTTATGTCAGGATAGGTCTTATGAAAGGTATCTAATAGATACTCTGCTACTCGTTTTAGTGACCAGTGCGCGGGTAGCTTTAGTAACTTCCTAGCTATAGATACATTCTCCTCACCCATAGTATCTATAAGAACTGACCAGCCCATGTTATAAGCTGATCCGTGGTTTACATTCTTAGCTATCTGACGTATAGCTTTAGTTACTAGTTCCTCCGCCATACCAAAGAATAGCTCTGCATTCCTTATATGAAAGTCAGGAGCGTTCTCTACTGTGTCTATTAGTGTAGCATCTCCGCTAATATAAGCTGTGTCTCGTGATTCAGCCTGAGCATAATCTGCTTCTCCCCATAAGAAACCTTGGTCACTAATAAAAGTCTGTTTAACTGCTGGTCCTCTAGGTATATTCTGGATCTGGAGTCCACACCAGAAGTGGTGTTCTCTACTAGCAAGTCTGCTTGTATCTGTACCATGGGGATTAAGCGCGTACAGAATTCTAGCTTTGGTTTTATCATAATTAGAAAACTCCTTACCAGCAGTAATGTAAGTACTTATCAGTTTCCTATACTTTCTTATTTTAAGTATCAGGTTAATGATTCTAGCATTAAAAGGATGCCTGAATCTTACCTTCTTAAGAGCCTTAGCATCTGCGTTCTTTATATCCTTACAGCCTAAGAGATCCAAGAGTGACCTCATATTCAGGCTACCCATTACATTAAAGTTATGACCTGCTTCAATATCTAGGATCGTGTTAAGCTGCGCTTGTAGTATCTTTTGTTTAGCTACGACAGCTTGTCTAGCATCAGCCATTCGATCCATGTCTCTAGCTATGCCTGTCATCTCGCTTAAGTGACAAGGAAATACTAAAGGAAACTCTAGTACATAGTTATCTAGTGCCCATTGGGGGGATTCAATAACCATAGCAAGAAAACAATTACCAGTACCCCATGTATCAAGAGCATTATACCTATAGTATTCATAGAGATCGTTAGTTTCTGCAAGATCTTTCCAGTAAGTTGCTTCCCTGATAAAGAATGCATTAAGAAATCCGAGATCCTTAGGTAACTCACTATACCAAGAATGAAACAAATGAGCAGTATCGTAAAGATAATTATTAAGGGGAGCATTATATCGGCTAAAATAGCTAATGTCATATTTTCCATTTTGTAATACCTTCGGTGCTGGTAAGTTATTCCACTTACGCATGATTGATAAGTTGTATTCAGAGTCCATAGGGAGTACTACAGACACGCTAGATATAGTACCATCATCGTTGTAAAAGAATCCTGTATACGAGACACACCTTATAGTAGCGTTCTCTTTGAATGTCTCTATATCTACTGCTATAAGAAAGCAGGACTTTTGTGAAAACGTTGCATAGGCTATGCCTTCTACACTAGCATCTAAGATACTAAAGCCTCTGAACTCTGTCTCTTTATACCAAGTATCTTGTTTAATTAGTTTGTTTACAAACCTAGTAGTAAGGAACTTACCATACGTCACTGTAGCTAAGGACTTCAATGGAGGTAAGAATACTATTTCTATATCCTTATGCCAGAAGTGGCTACCTGCATAATCTGATAGGCTAGGCGCGCGCCTCTTGTCCCAATTCAGCAACTTCTTAAGCAATGGTACAGAGGTACTAAGTATTCTAGTGATACCTTTCTTTTGACAATACATCTCTATCTGCATAAGAGTAGTGACTGGTTCTAGATATAAAAAGCAGGAGGTTCCAGCAGTACAAGATTTAAGCATACGTAGGTATGGCTTATCCATGTGAGTGCCAAGGAATAGCATAGCATCATCAGCTACTATCTTATTAGGTGCAGCTTTCTTTAAGTTAGCTATATGATGAGCTAAGTCTATGCTCACTTAATTCTCCCTTTTTGATACCTAGAAAACCCCACTACCTAGTATCAGGTAGCGAGGCCCATCTCCGTGCTTGGTACTAAGATACTTACGTAACTTGTATCTCTTTCACATTCAAGTACAGACGGTCAGGATCATTCTTATCCTTTCGAGTAGTAGTAAGGATCAGGCATTCTACATCCTTAACTCCCTCTACGATCTGTCGGATAGTAGTAAATCCTAGTGCTTCACCAAAAGGCTGTGCACACTTCTTAAGATTACCACGGCCATACTCATTACCTAACATAAAGGCAATAGAAGAAATATGTCCGGGTGCATCTTTCTCATCCTGAGAATTAGCAAGCTCCATAGTTTCAATAAGCACAAAGCTAAGTTCTACCGATTGCTTATCGTTAATCTCTTTCTCCTCAAAAGAGGCAGTTACTCTATGAGCGCCCGGCTTGAACGGTGTAAACTCTGGCAGATCCTCAAGATCATCTAGCGTAGCATCAAGAAGATTGTCAAGACTGTCCAAGTTCTCAGGTAATGCATCTACTGGTGTTTCCATAATAGTTCCTATGAATAAATAAATAAATGAATAGATATATTATTTTGCTGCTAGTTTAGCTAGAACAGATTGAGCTGGAGTACCTCCTATTTTCTTAGTACCTAATACTATTACTGGTGCATCTGGCGTAGGGTATAAGTCTGGTTTGAAGATTTGTAACAGACTAGCTTCGTCTGCTGCATTCTCTATGGCTATACCTGTACGAGAGCCAGTGAGTATATTAGTACTAGCCGTGGTGGAAGAAGTAAAGGTGTGTTTCTTATTCTTTACTTCACAATATACTATGTGATCGAAATACTTAGCGCAGTTACGACTGAAGTTACGAGTACCTGCTACTGGCACTAACCTGCTTTTCTTACCTTCAGTTTTAGCCTCAGTCTCATGGCTTATAACTACTACATGATAACCTGACTGTTGGATATGAGATAAGAATATATCTAGTAGTTTACCTAGATTACCCCAATCATCATAGTCTAGCTTATAATCATCTCTCTCACCCTTAGTGATATTAGCTATAGCACTATTGGTAAGCTGAGTCATAGAGTCAAATACTACTACAGTATTTAGATTATTCAAGTT